CCAGTAGTATGCCCAAACAATGGCTGCCGTTCGATGGCCTCTAATACTTCCCTGACTGTTATCTGATCCTCGTTCCATTTGAAAATCAGAACTCCGTAGTCTTCAAGTACCCGGAAACATTCATCTACTCCTTTTTTAATTACCCTTGGCCAATCATCCGGAAGCTTTCCATACTTCTTTGCCAACCAGCTATTCGACCAGCCTTTAAAAGATGTGGCGGATCAAATACAACCAATTTAAATGATTCATCCAAGAATGGCATATCGGTAAAATCGGATACGATATCCGGATGAACTTTTAGGGTCCTTCCATCACAAAGTATATGTTCTTCATCTCTGATATCAGCAAACAAGGCCAAAGGATTTTCTTTGTCGAACCAAGACATTCGGCTGCCACAGCAGGCATCTAATATGATTTTCGTTTCACTCATTATTGATTTTATTTGAACGTTTGCCTGATGGCAGGCAAACGTCCGGTTATTACTTTCTAAAAAACATATCTCCGCTTATTGATCTTGCTGTATCATCACTCGTCAAGCGAATGTACCTGAAGAAGTTTTGTTCAGTCTTATGACCTGTAAGTCGCATTATCTCCAGCGTTTTCATTCTTCCTGTCAAATAAAGGTTTGTCGCGGCTGAACGACGGGCGGTATGGCTACAGATTAGTTCCCATTTCTCTTTTGTCACAGTCTTAATTTTACCCCCTACTGTGTATGAGTAGGTAATCTTATCTGTCAATCTGATTTCGCGCATGATCAGTTTAAGATATTTGTTAAAGTACTGAATGCAAAGTCCGTTAGGGATATTACCACCATACTTGGCTATAATCTCGCGAACATAATCATGCATTGGAACCTTTACAGTGACATTGGTCTTCTTTGTACGCTTCACGATAAAATCGTTCTGGAAGTTGTCCTGCGTCAGCGTTGAATAGTCCGAATAACGCAATGCTGTCAAGCAACCAACAACGAACAGGTCACGTATCTTCTCCTTCGCCCTTCTGCTATCCTGCTTCCTGAACTTATAATAATAGATGCGCGTAATCTCATTCATGCTCAAGAAGACTGCAAAAGTTTCTTCCAGATGCAAGTCTATTTGATTATAAGTAGGGTCGACGGTATAATTGTACTGTGAAGCCTTGCGAACCATAGATTGTAATTTCATAATGTAACCTACAATCGTGTTATGCCGCAAACCAACATTCTCAAGGTAAATGATAAAATCTTCAATGAACTCTTCTGTGACGGAATTGGTGAATATGTCACAATCGTATTCTGCGGAGAAACTGTTTATATGTCCTATCAGGGCACTGTAAACTGCTAGTGAGTTTGACGGCTTGCGCCGTGATTTCTTTTCAACTGTTTCCCGGATAAAGTCTGAAAGATAAATTCCTTCAAGAGGCTTCGATTGCCGGAAGTGATTGATATAGTCCTTTCTTGGCTTTGCCTCACGGACCAAATGTGATACTGCTAATACTGCTTTGGTTATTCATTTTTATGTCATTGGTTATTCTTCTTTCTTATCTGGTATCCACTTTGTGGTTACCACCGCTTTTAATCTTCCACTACCTCCACAGATAGGGCACGTATTTATCACTGTTTCGTTACGTTCTCCCAATGCAATAATCCAACCGTTACCGTAACATTTACTGCACTCGAATCCAGTAAATGTCTCCATTTCATTAGGATGTTCCTTTGATAATAAAGGTGGAGTAATCAATAAGGTTTGTTGTTTCTTGCTCATAAAACCTTCAATTTTCGTGCGACATCTGTCAGCAGTTGATCAAACGCATCATTATATCCAACTTCATATTCCGCCGTTACAGGAATCATTCCCGTGTGATCTTTCCGATGGATGATGAGCGAAATCGGAAGTTTGCTCTCATAAACTTGTGCCACCAAAGCGGATGCCAACGGTGGCACAAGTATCATTTCTTTAGTTCGCTTTTTCATCCTTGAACTCAGACTCTTCTTCCGGTGCAGTATAAGGATAGACATCCATGATAGCCGTCTCCGTCACCGATGAAACTTGGTATTCCGCCATCGTGCCTTTCATTTCCGCATCGAGATTCTTCTTTGCACGCCCCAAATCAGAAGCCTGTACTAATACATTAGTAAAGGTACGTTTCTCTGCTCCGCTCTTTTCATCTAATGTGATAAAGCTTAATTTGCATTTGAACCAAATATCGTCAGCTTCATCATCACTTGGAAACAGTTCACTGTAATTTACCCGCTTGATATCCGATACGGTGAATTCTCCGGATATGAATGGAGTCATCTCTTCGATAATTCGTGCTTCCGCTTCTGTAAAGCTGAGAGCATCTACCAAATAAGGTTCCGTTACTTTCTTCTGCATTCCGTTCTCCACCACTTTTTCGTAACGGATACGACATTCAAACCATGTGTGCATTGCCATAATTGTAAGTTGTTTAATTGTTATTTAAAATAGATTGAAACCAGTATTCGTCCGGAACGCTTGATGAAAATTACTCTTTGCTCTTCTTCCGTCACCAGTTCCGTTGATACTTCACTTTTTACAGGAAGAGATTTCAGATCATCTTCTATCGCCCATTTCAGATAGTCAAATTCGAAAGCGGAACCGGTGGGAAAAAATTCATTGATCTCTTCCAATGTGATGTCCGTGATGTATTTAAGCCATGCCGGCATCTGTTCATGGCGGAGATTACTCTTATAGATAAATTTCATGATCTTTCAGGTTCCTTGTATTTCCATCCGTTCAGACGATAACATTCTTTCCGGGCTTCCTCCCTAGTGGAAAATTCCGCCACCTTATCACCTGTACTGATATTCCCAGATTCCGTCCAATGATAAACTGCCCAGCGACTGTATATGGGAGCATACGAGTATTCAGGCTGGCTGTTCGTTTTCTTTCTTGGGTTCCACATAGAATGATTCGTCTTGTACTACAACCATACCACATTTGGATAATTGCTCGGCAACTTCCTCCTTATCACGATCAGCAAGAAGACGATCCTTTGCCAGTTCCTCGCTCACCCGGATATAACCGGGAAGAAATTCCTTCACTAGATTGGTGACAGATGCCCAGGTAAACCCTTTAACATTCTTAAGTTTGGGAGTTCCTGTACGGAAACCGAATGTCCCATGAGCACTTTCGTAACTTTTACGTTTGGAGAATAACTCTTCACGATGTTCCGTAGCGAATGTCTGCATGATCTCAAAATTCTTTTCCCGAATAGCCTGTTGTTCGGCTAATATATCCGCATATTTGTCACGAATACGGGTTATCTCCATATCCATTTTACTCTGGATGTTCTGCACTTTGGCATCCGCCGTTGCAAATTCACTGAAAGCGATTTCCGCCTGCTCCGATGTTATGCCGGAGATCACTACTTTTTTAACTCTAGTCTTTGCCATAAAACTTGTTTTTTTTGATAGTTTATACTATGTTGATTCAGTACTTTATATTAAATCTTTCGCTGCCTCCCGGTCCGGGACGACGTTTCTTTTCTTCTTCCGTCAGTTCTGAGGAGGATTTCAACAGGGCAAGACGGGTACGGTTCATTTCGATACGGGTGTTCAGATTATTCCAATCCTCCAGCAGCTTGTCTGACTCTCTTGAATGTTCTATCAAGTCACGTTCCATCAGAGTATCAAAGATGGTACTCCATCGTTCTTCATCCCTTCTGATTTGTAATTCAAGTCTCTGCGCCTCCGACATGGAGTAGGACATGGTGTATTCGGATTCATTTTGTTGTGATATCATGATAGCAGTTTTTATATTTCTGAATATGAGGATTATTATCCAGCTCGCTTTTCTTATAATAGACACGACCTTTTTCACGACAAAAAGAAATAAGTCCTTTTCTCTTCCATATTTTTAGGCTTGTTATGGAACATCCTACATATTCAGAAGCTTGTACTGGTGTAAGATATTCTTCTTTATCAGGCTCTATATATTCTTCCCGCTTCTTACCTTTCTGTGGAAGAACGGTAATCTTTCTAGCAGATTTATCCTTTTTCATTTCATGAATCTGACGCTTCAAGCATTCTACCTGTCCACTTAACTTTTGAATCATTTTCCACATTTCTTCTTGAGTAGGAAGGGAGAGTGTATCTGTGGTGAGTTCTTCCGGATAATTACTGGCATCAGGTATTAACTCTTCCAGTTCTAACTTCCCATATAGATATCGTGCGGCATCACGGGCAGCACAATAAGCCGCTTCATCCCGATTCTCATTAGAAACATTTTGAACGTAACGCTCAAATACGCATATCTCCGTGCAACGTTCACTCAATACTTCTATCTGTATCATACTCAGCTTATCACCTTTCTTTTGGAGAATACCTATTGCCTTATTTATTTCAGGATTCTTTCTCATGATTTTTTGTTTTTTGATTTCTTGTTTTCATTATATACTATCGCCTCCAGTTGCTTTTTGAAAGCCTTCAACTCAGACGGATACATCTCAGACACATTCTTTCGTGCGGCACTTTTGCTGCGGGCAAAGACATTCAACTTAGCGATATTCATTTGAAATTCTTCCTGCGTATCATTGGCATATCCCTTATTCAGGAAGGATATCTGAAAAGACAGACAGAAAATAGCCTTTACCAACTTTTTTGCTTCCTCGCGTGCTTTCTCTGCCTGATCCTCGTTGAGTGATGCTAGTAATCTGCGAGCCTCGTCGAAGGAAAGCTCTTTGCTGCTCTGCGTCCTCCCGTCCGTGAAAGAAGAAATGCAGTCGTGACGAGCATCATCATCCATACCGATTCGATGAAAAGTTGCATGCAGCGCCTTCATCTGTTGAGGAGTGATTATTTTATCTTTTGTTGTTCTCATAACTGTAACTTTTATTATCATTGATATTTATCTCCCCAGTATTTTTCGGCTTCTTCCGACCATACGTCAATCTGCATTTTCGGTCCGTTGAACCGTCCCTTACTGAAAGCTCTGTAACCTTCTACGTAAACTTTCTGCGAAGCATCGTACATCACGCTACGGGCACTACGCCCGGAAGGAAGCTTTCCATCCGCATGACTTACAAAAATAATCAGCTTGTCTTTATGCTTTTCCTTGAAGGTGATATACTGCTTATATGTCATCTGCGTATACTGGAAACTGTCAATCACCACAATTCCCGGAGATTTTCGTCGCAACAGTCGTTCACTCAAATCTTTTATCGGCTCATTGTCAAGAAGAAGAAACCGACGGTTCACTTCCAGCATTCCGCATCGTAACAATGTATTCTTCATCGTCAGACTGGCTCCCTCTTCAAGACTGTCGTAAATCACTCGTTCAAACTGACATAAGTATTTGCAAAGCTGCACCACAAATGTGGTCTTACCATTCCCGGAATTTCCCCAAACTATCCAGACACCTCTCCGTTCCGGTTCGCCAAACGCATCATACCATTCATCCCGGAAAGGGAAAGTTTCAATCTTCGTAGCCAGTAATTCGCTTACAGACTTGGCTCGCCCCATTATTCCGCTTCTCCTTTCCTGGCACGTGCGTCCATGATACGTTTGCGGCTATGTACACAGCGTTTCACCCGTCGCAAGTCGTTCTCGCTAGCCTCTGCGTCTTTCAATACTTTCTTTATTTCCGCTTCGTCCGTCAGCCCGTTAGTCTGGCAGATAGCGTGAATGTCATTTTGGGTCGTGCTTTTTACCTCGAAGAAACGACGGCCGATACGGCTGTATATTTCCTTATAACCCTTCTTGTTATAACGAAGCCCATTCTCCAGGCGACGTTTGATATAGTTGGTAGAAAGGAAAATGATTCCCGCGTGACCTTCCAGACGATTATAAATGGAAATGAAGTAATTGAATACGCTATCCGTCAGTTTGTCGCCCTCGTCGAAAATAATAAGCGGATTACCCAAAAAGGCGATCATAGAAATGGCATACTCCAGCATATCCCGAAGGTTGGTCCCATCGGTAGGAGCGCCCACCTGCTTGGATATTTCACGTACGAAATCGCTTTTCTTCATATCTTCGGAGCAAAGGATATAAAAAACGTTCCTGTGCTTCTTGCGATAGTCGAT